ATATGGTCTCAGCCTAGTGACAAAGGTCAGAGGCGCCGCAAACGCTTCGGGATTCAAGGATCACGTGACAGCACCGTTCCTGTTGACAGTGGAATACAAAGGGTACGACAGTCACGGAAAACCTTTGGTCAACGGCGATAACCTTAAACGTTCAATACCGATTCATATAACCCAGATGCAGATCGACGTCAATCAAGGAGGCGCACAATACAACGTGAATGCCGTGCCTATCAACGAATACGCATTCATGAATAGATTCAATTACACAAGAAGTCCTATTAGTGTTGACATCAAAAGTGGGGGCAAACTTTCCGATTACTGCAAAGACCTAACAAAAGCACTTAATGAAATGATAAAAATTGAAATAGACCAGAAACAATTTGGATCAGACACAGCAGACCAGTATTTGGTGACCTGCGATCCCACACTAGACGCAAGTTTTGTTATTGACAAAGCCAGCAACATCAATTACACGAGACTTTCACCCACAGATGTAGACGACGACTCTTTGACCGAAAACAATGCAGATGAAAAAAAATTTAACACAAACAAACAACTGGCCAACAGATTAGCGACCATCGACAAGGGCACGGGTATTAGTCAGCATCTTGTCGAAGTAATGAAATTGATACCACCATACAACAATGATAAAGAAAGATTGAGAGATTGGGCAGTCAAGGCAAACGGTGAACTAGGTGACACCATTGACAAATTAGTAAGCGAAGAGGCCAAAGCAAAATTTATAATGGATAATGAGGACAAATTTTATGTCAGGTATTTCAAGGTCACTACAAACCTAAAACAAAAATCAACAATAGACATAAAAACAAAACAGCATTCAAAAATAATTCATTTCCATATTGAGCCGATCAAAATACACATTTTGAATTACACACAGCCTGGTCTGCATTCTAAATTTAGGAACTTTGTTGCTATCAATAACAAATTTTTAGCAAGGAAAAAATATCAATATGTTTTCACTGGAGAAAATACAGAAATATTAAATCTAAATTTAAGATACAATGTGGCATACTACAATCCGAGATACAAGGCACTTGCTCCGCAACAGTACGCCACAGTGGTCAAGCCAGGATCGGGACAGACGGGAAACTTGTCCGATGACACAGAAAATGTTGAACCCGACTTGCCAAATAACGCATATCCCGGCGGAGGAAAAACAGCAGGAACAGGAGTGTCGGGAGTAAATGAAAGTTTAGTACAATTCCAGGATGCATTCAGTAACCCCGAAGGTGACATGGTCAAGATAGAGATGGAAATATTGGGTGATCCTGTCTATCTAAGTAACAACCAATTCGCACCCTTGCTTACACCAAGCATAAATGATCTTTCTGGACCGGGAGTATGGAACAACAAAAACAGAAGCGTAAACGATGGGTCATACAATGCGTTCGATGAAAATTCTCAAAGTTATAATTTGAACATGGCAGAACCATATGTGGCACTGGACTTTAGATTTCCTGTTGACATAGACAGCGAATCAGGTACTTACAAATTGAATCAGGGAGACAGAATACCGTTCAGTGGGTTGTACAGGATTTTTAGAATAGAAAATATATTTGATAGGGGACAATTTAGACAAATGCTTCACATGGCAAGATTTAGGAACCAAGGAATCAAGGTCAAAGATCCATTGCCAGACGAGTTCACTAAAACTAATTTTGGTAACGTACCAACCAGCAAAGACAAATATTTAAACGCATGGCGGGGCATCGTGGACGATAGCGAGATTCCCGAAGGACCTAGCATACGTGATCTTTTCAACTCAATAACCCAAAAAATTAAAAAATTTTTTAGTAAGTAATTCATATGTCAACTCAATTCGGAGATTTTTCAACAATTAAACCAAGTCTTCAGTTACAGAAGATGGTGGAAAAAAACCCTGGTCCTTATGTGGGATTGGTTACAAATAACAGAGATCCAGAAAGATTGGGTAGAATAGCCATAATAATAGAAGCATCGGTGGGAACAACAAAAACCTACCAATCGCACGAAGTTATATGCAGATATATGACTCCGTTTTATGGAACCAAAGGTGCCGAACACACAGAAGGCAGTTATAACAACAGTGATGCACCCGGTAGTTACAGCCAATCCAGGCACTCATACGGAATGTGGATGGTACCACCAGATGTGGGAACCAGAGTCATGGTTTTATTCGTCGAAGGCGACGCCAGCCAGGCCTACTGGATAGGGTGTATACCAGAACCAAACAACAATTTTATGACTCCGGGAATAGCGGCATCCACCAATACGCAAGTTGATGCCTTGGGTGATTTTCAATTATCCAAAGAAGACTTGTATGGCACAGACAAGGTTCCGGCCGGAGAAATCAACACACGTCTTTTGGCGGACTCCCCCGGAAACATCAAACAGCCTGTGCATCCTTTCGCTGAAACATTAAGGCAGGAAGGACTTATACAGGACACGGTCAGGGGAACAACCACATCTAGCGCCAGAAGAGAATCTCCAAGCCAGGTCTACGGAATAAGCACACCGGGAAGGAAAGACCCGCGAGGCAAAAAACGAAAAATAGGCGGTGTTGATTCGATCAAGCAGGAGATAGTGGATAGACTGACTGGTCACACTTTCGTCATGGACGATGGTGACAGTGCCGGAGAAAATCAATTAGTCAGGATGAGAAGTGCTTCAGGACATCAATTGCTTTTGAATGACTCGGCCGGTGTTGTATATCTAGCAAATGGATCAGGAAATGTTTGGATGGAATTTTCCGCCAACGGAGCAATTGACATATACGCCGGAAACTCGGTAAACATCAGGGCAGGCGGAGATCTAAATCTTCACAGTGATTCTGACATCAATATGTTTGCCAGGAATCAGATAAAATTACGTTCTCTGAACAAAATGGTTATAGACGGTGGAGCGATACAGCAATACTCAGACACAGACATTCAGTTACAGGCAACCACAGGTAGCATCACCGAAAAAGCACCCAACGGCTCTATATTGAGTTACGCAGGACAACAACAGATACACATGGCATCAGGACAACATCACTTGACAGGAGGTCAGGTGCATTTCAACAGTATCGGAACCAATTCTAGTCTTTTCAATAACCTTGAAAGGACAAATGCCACAGACACAAATCCGTTTGGAACAGGAACGAGACACGTGTTCGTGCCAGATGTCAACCCAATGGAAAAATATCAGGCAGGTCCATTGGAAGTGACTGTGGAAGGAAACGTTTCCATGTCGGGTATGAGAGTGCCAACGCATGAACCTTTTCCTTATCACTACGATAAAATTGTTTCGTTTGTTGGAATGGGGCCAAGTCTAAATGACAAAATTCCTGGCACAGCAGAATTTATCGCTCAGCGAAATAGAACCAGCGAAAATCCCACAATCAGGATAGGACAGTTCCAGGCAGATCTCCAGGCCCACCTTGAAAGCATAGGATTAGGAACAGTAGATTCTGCCACAAGCAAAATTTCAAAAAAATCAACCAGTGTGGGCACCATAGCAAAAATACAAAAAGCCGCGGACGATTTCACAAACAGTTACAATGCACTTTATAATGTGACGAACAATCCTATGTCTCCGATAACAGCAGGAGTCAATGATGCCATTGACCAGACCATAAGTTCGATAAAAGGCGAAGTATCGAAAACTTTGAAAGACCAAATATTTGTCAAAGATTCCGGTGTGCTTTTCACGGCAGGAGATCTTACTCAGAAAGTCAGCAACACTGCCAGCAAGGTGATCGAAAGTCTTTCATCTCCCGGGTCGTCGACAAGCACCATCGCAGGAATATTCCAGGACAACGCCGGAGTTCCAGATACTGCTTTGAGTTTTGTTGACACAGCCGCAGGTGCAGGCAAAATTGACAAAATTGGACTCACACAGGCCGGACTAGGAATACTTAGAACCAACTCTAGCAAATTCAATAAAGCGTACAATGCCGTGAACACAGGTCTGCAGATCGGAGCCAAAGGTGTAGAAGTAGCAAGTGCAATAACAGGAAAATCACAATTAGAAATATATTCAAAAGGTGCTTCATTTGTACAAAACACTTACAAGAATATCATGGGAGGCAAAGTGACTGCGGTCACAAATGTCAAATCAATGGTCAGCACCCTTGGCACAAATATAGGAAAAACCTTTGCATCTGTTACATCAGCGGTTGGAGGCTTTTTCTCTAAATGGAGCGACAAAAGGTTAAAAGAAGAAATTACACTTGTTGGAAAATCACCACGTGGAATTAACATCTATCAGTTTAAATACAAACAACAGCCTGGAACGTATCAGGGCGTAATGGCACAAGAGGTTCCATGGGCAAGTGTAATGACTGACACAGGATACTATAAAGTAGACTATAGTAAAACAGATGTTGAGTTTAGGAGATTGAACTAAAAATGGCAGACACAGGAAAAAACACAATACCAAAATCCAAAACATTTAAAGGTTTTAGCAGTCAGGCGTCAAGGACCAATTACAAACTGTATGATTTTGAATTGGTCAAACAAAACTTGTTGAACCGTTTGAGTGTTCGTAAGGGAGAGCGTGTGGAAAACCCCGAATTTGGCACTATAATATATGATGTACTGTTTGAACCTCTGACCGAGGATCTCAGACAGGCCATAGCCGATGATATCACCAGAAATTTAAACGCCGATCCCAGGATCAACACAGAAGAAATATTGGTATCCGAAGAAGATCATGGCATATCAATACAGGCCACAATCAGTTATCTTCCTTACAATATCACCGAAAAGTTACAGTTAGATTTTGATCAAAATAGCACGATACGTCTATCTTAATATACGCACATTTATAATCATATAAATATCTACATTATACATAATGGCCACTACAGATAGACAAAATAGATTACTGATTGCAGAAGATTGGCGTAAGATCTATCAGGCGTTTCAAAAAGCAGATTTCAAATCATACGATTTTGAGACCATAAGAAGGACCATGGTGTCCTACATCAAGGAAAACTATCCAGATGATTTCAATGATTTTGTTGAGAGTTCTGAATATGTTGCCCTGATCGATCTGATAGCCTATGTGGCACAATCCCTATCGTTCAGAGTTGATTTAAATGCCAGAGAAAATTTTTTAGAAACCGCAGAAAGAAGAAATTCTGTATTAAGATTGGCAAGACTTATAAATTACAATGCTCGTAGGAATCAGTGTGCATCTGGTTTGTTAAAGATAGATTCTGTTTCAACAACAGAAACAGTGAAAGATTCGTCGGGAACTAATTTAGCCAATACCACAGTGGTATGGAATGATCCAACAAATGCCAATTACAGAGAACAGTTTATCAGCATTTTCAACGCATTAAATTTTACAGATCAAAAATTAGGAAAGCCTTTGGAGTCGGCCATAATTGGTGGTATCACTACTGAGGTATACACATCCAACAGTATCAATACAGACCTTCCAATTTTCAAATTCATAAAACCGGTCAACGGAGTAACTAGAAATTTCGAAGTTGTGCCCGCAACTGTATCTTCGAGCGAATCTATATATGAAAAGGCACCTCTACCGGGTGATGGTTTCAGTTATCTATACAGAACAGATGGCGCAGGAGACAGTTCGAGTAATACTGGTTTCTTTGTGTTGTTCAAACAGGGAGGATTGACAAATACCGAATTTTCTATCGAACAAGGCATTACAAATTTTGTGCAGAACATCAATGTTAATGGCATCAATGACACAGATGTTTGGTTATACAGTCTTGACAACCTCAATCAGGTTTCAAAATTATGGACCAAGGTTCCGAGCGTTGCTGGGAACAACACAATATACAATAGTTTGTCTAAAGGCGAAAGAGATGTTTACAATGTCATTACGAAAAATAACGACGCAGTTGATTTGGTCTTCGGTGATGGCAATTTTGCTAACTTGCCATCGGGTGCTTTTAGGGTGTACCACAGAGTTAGCGACAACGAAAAGTATTCTATCCAGGCAACAGACATACAAAACGTTCAAATAGATCTTCCGTATCTTGACAAAAATGGTGGCAGTCAGGTGGCAACAATAAGTGCCAGCCTGAAACAATCAGTGTATAATTCATCGGCCACAGAATCAAACGATTCTATCAGGGAGAAGGCACCTCAGGTTTATTATTCACAGAATAGAATGATCACGGCAGAGGATTACAACATAGTTCCTTTGGGTGCATCTCAGGAAATAGTGAAAATAAAATCAGTGAACAGAACAGCATCTGGCATTTCCAGAGCCAAGGATATCATTGATCCAACTGGTGCATATTCTCA